AGCAGAACAAGATGGCTAGATGGACATACGCATTTAGTAATGGCAGCTACAACGATTGGCATAGGAAATATGACAATATTGCCATGATTGATATTGATAGTATTGAATGTTGTCCACATTGCTACGAGCCACTTGCTATATTAGAGACTTGTTATGACAAAGGACAGAAATACAAGGCTACAACCCTTGCAAACATAGTCGCTAGTCGCTTAAATATACCCTGTTTTTTGGTGTTCTATAAAAATCTGACACCTGATACCCTAACCTTTAGGATCAAGCGTATAACGAGCTGTGAGACAGAGTTTAAGGTTATGAACGAGAGCCAATGGGTTTCCATTTTGCTAGACCTCCAATCTAATCATAGGAAAGTATGTAAGTATGAACGTAAGTAGAGGTTTCTTACACATTACATATAAAATTTATCATCATCTTGATAAGCTAGAGGGGGTTCATAAATCAAATTGCTTAAATGTTTTCTTGTCTGTTATGAAATACGCTTGGAAAAAGAATGGATATGAGGCAAGATTAAGGCACGAAACAATACACAAAGATACAGGTCTATGTAGAACTACGATCAAGAGCTGCTTATCCACCTTAAATAAATTAAATATTATTAAATCTTTTAGAGGTAAATCTGGTAAGACTTATATTGTAAATGAAGTCTTTTTAAGAGCTGAAAAATTATATGAACCAACCAAGATAGCCACCTCATTAACACAAGATAGCCACGACACGTCTATATTAATAGAAACATTACCCATTACTAATATAGATATATTAATTGGTAAGTATAAAGGTGATAAAGATAGAATGATAAATGAATTAGCCACTCTACCCCTGCCTGACCTTAAAGGAGATACAAAGAACGTCTATTATTGTAAATTAGCTATTGAAAGAAAGGAGGAACTGGCTCGTCAAAAAAATTTAGTAGATCCCAAGATAATACAAAGGGAGCTAAAAAAGATTACAAAGGAAAAGAACTTCGCTTATAAAAGAAAGAAAGAATATAACATAAGAAATAATTTAGATTACAAGGGGAATCCTATTGGCAAAGATAAAGATTCAATGTGAAGCAATCGCAAAACATTCAGGTGTAAGGTGTAGAGCTAAAGGTTATTTTGTACCCTCATCAAGACGTATGTTGTGTAGGTTTCATGGTTGTTCCAAGACAATAGACTCCAAGACAAGAAAGTATAAAGGTCTATACAGAAATAAAAATATACCTATACAAAACAAGATAAAACTATTAAAAAACTTAATAAACTTTCGAAATAAAAGTGAAGATGAAATCAAAAGATATATCCAGGACCAAGAGCAAAAGTCTAAAGCTATCAGATACAGAACAAAATACTATACTCGAAGCTACAATAGATGGAGAGTTAAGCATAGACGTAGCAAGAAACTTACGAATCAGCTTGATGACTTTTTACAAGTATTTAGAGCAAAATCCAAAATTCAAAACTGAATATGAAAAGGCTCAAGAAATAGGTATCAAGACACTTGTTGAGAAGATGTTAAAAATATTTGATACTGACCCCTCATCTATTGAACCCAATGAGCTTCTATTTTTAAGAGAGAAGAAGGACTTTTTAAAATGGTTAAGTCCAAGATTATCTTCTATGTTCCAAGAAAAACAGAAGTTAGATGTTAAGCAAGATACAACGCTTAATATTAAATGGGAAAGTGAACCTGATTTGATTGATGTATCAGGTGATATAACTGATATACCCCCTGATAATAAAAATTAATCTGTGCTTATCCATTTACCTTGATTGACAGACCAAAACTCTCCAGTTTCTGAATCATACTCATTTAATTCAACACAATTTTTATATTCATCTTCACAAAAATAAAAACCTTTTTGATCTGGCATAGAAACTAATATAAAATCTTGATTAGTTTCATCAATCCATTCCTGGATAATTTCTTGATCACAAAAATCCATATCTGGAAAATCATCTTTATCCATATCAACCTCTGGAAAGTATTTGTGTGTCACCCATTTTTTAAATGGATAATGATTGTGCCATAAATCAACATGACCAGTTATCGTAGCCAATATATTAAGCTGCTGATAAGTTTCTACCCATTCTCTTTTAGGTTTATCTAGTTTTAATACTTTAGTTTTCATTATTCCCTTTCCTTTGGATCTTCAAAACTAACATGAACAACACAATCTTTTCCCTCATGTTCATGCCATGCGTCATCTAAATCAGAAATTAATTGTAAAAACTTTTTACCACTCATTCCAAGATCTTCGTTATAACAGCTTTTAGTTATTTCAGCTTTCTTATTTTGTTTTCCATTGTTCCACTTTCTACTCCATGAAACAATCTCGTATTTGTCTATGTACATTGTTTTCCCTTTCTTGTTGTTGTTTATAATTGTTTATATCCCATATATTTTATACCTAAATTAGTATATCCTTCTATTAATTTAGATATAGTTTTATATGAACTAACTCTTTTATGAACTAAATTTGTTTGTGCCGCTGGTATATCTTTCCACACAAAACCAAAACCTGGTCCATAAGCATTATCATAAGTATAAAAAGAAGAGTATTGCTTTTTATTCTTTACTATGTCTTTGTCTAGTTTCATTTAACCTTTCTTGTTGTTTATAATAGGTGTATATTACACCCTTTGCATTTAAAATATTCATGAGTGTTAATCTCATAAGTTGTTTTAAATTTTGTTTTTGTGTTAGTTGTTTATTCATCTAAAAAATTATAGCTCCAAGAATAAATGGGAGCTGGTAAGAATAATATGCCTTGTAGCAAAGTGATTCCGAACTCCCATTTATTATTTTTCATGTTATTAAAATATAATACTCCCAAGAATAAAACTAGCAACAGCAATTACTATTTCTGTTCTATGTAGTAAGCTCCAAGCTGCTAAATCTTGTTTCCATTTTTTATTATTGATAGCTATTTGTTTACCAAATAAATTAATAATCATTATTCCCCCCTCATCCTTCCATCTTTTTTTGGAAAATTGTTTAAATATTTTTCATCAAAAAAATGCACAACAATTCTACCATTGTTTTTATGATATAAATCGAAGTCGGTATCTTTGTTAAAATATTTTGTTAATCTTTTTTCAACCTCAATATATTTTATTGGTCTTGTTATTTTCATTATTCCCCCTTTTTTGGTATATCAAAATCAACAAGATCCAAAAATGTAGGAAATTGTTTTTTAAATTTTTTTTGTAATTGTATTATTTTTTTAGTTTGTTTTTTACTTAAAATATATTTTTTCATATCGCACCCCCTTTTTTAGTTTTTAATATTACTTCTCTATAAATATAACCATTGTCTAAAACTTGTTTTCTTTTTTTACAAATACCTTTTAAAACAAGTTTATTAACAATATTTTTGGTCGCTTTATCATTTCCATACCATTGCCAACCAGGATATTTATTTAAAAATGAAATTAAATCTTTCATATCGCACCCCCCTTCAATTCAATTATTAATTGTTCTATTTGTGGTCCATGTTTTAAACCTAGATACATTAAATAAAACATACCTAGAAATAAAACATAATCTAAAAAGTTTAAGATGTTTTTAATCATTATGCGACCCTCTTGATTGATTTCATTTTAGCATTAATGATTTCTTTCAAATGCTTCTCTACATTTTGAGGTGTTATAGAAAATTCTGTATTAATTAATTGTTTTCTATCTTCCCATGAAGCACAACTTTCAACAATCACTTTTACATTTTTAGGCATTGAACGATCAAATTCAAATGAATATAAATATTCAATATCGCCATGCTCTTCTGTTGTGAACTCATATATAGGTTGAGCTTTTCTGTACATTGTTGCTTCATATTTTTGGTTTAATAAATTATCTAAAAAATTTTTAAACCCATTACAATGTGAAAGTGTTGAAGCTAAATTGTACCCTGTTTCAGCTAAATAACCATCACAATGACGATACAACCAAATATTAGTTGAACCGCTTTTTATTAGTATATTACATCTAGTGCTCATTTTGTTTTCCTTCCTTTATTTGTTTATATACAAACCATATACATATATATATTGCTGTCAATACAAAAAGTATATTTTTTTTATGTGTGATATTTATGCAACATTAAACCAAGTTTAATATTGATTGTGTCATATTTGCAACATGTTGTAATTATGCAACAATATTTAGTTTAGAATAATTCTAATGTAATTTAATTTAAAATAATACTTGCATACAATTATATAATATGTATAACTAGATTAAACAAATAAACAAAGAGGTATAAAATGACTAAATTTAATACATTAATCAAGTTTAAAGATGGTTCACATATGTATCATAGAAATCATATTGAGGCATTTAACAATGCAAAAGCAAAAGGATTAAAAGATCCTTCAGCTTATATGTATATGTATTCAATATCTAATTTTGATTATTTTAAAAATATTAATTTTAGAAACTATATTAGATTTCCAATTAATGTTGAATCAAAAGAAGATATTGTTTCAACTTATGATGATTTTATAGATAGTAAATATAAATCAAAACAACTTTAATAATAAACAAATTAAACGCCAGTAATTAATTTTATTGGCGTTTTTTTTTGTGCGATCCTGGAATAATAATTGATAATAAATCTTGCAATTTATTTATTAAGCGCCACGCCTGGCGTTAGCGTTACAATATCGGTCAACAATATTGACCTATCTATTTCCGATAATTAATAGTTATAGGAATTTCTATTGATAATCATCAATTATCGTTAGTAATATTTTGCTAGTAAATAACATTTTTTTATTTTTGCGAGGGTGGGTATACCCCAAAAACGACACGCCAAACTATACGTATATATACATGGGACTCGAGGACACCCTTATACACACTCACATCTTCATCTTGCCAGACCACTAATAATAAACTAGATATAGTATATGAATCCTTTTTCATTAGACGATATAGAATCAGTTGCTTATGTTGATAAAGATAGCAATAATGTTATTATAAAGTTTGTTGGTTTTCCTAATGAATTAGCTTCACAGCTATTTATTACTTATGCTATGCTCTGTATTGGCTTTGACTTTGAACCTATAGATAGTATGCCTAGCAAAAAGATACACTAGATATGGATATTAAAATACCCTACACACCTAGAAAACATCAAGCATACTTACACAAAAAAATATCAGATAACAGATGGAATGTATTAGTTTGTCATAGAAGGTTTGGCAAAACAGTATGTATGATCAACCATTTAATTAGGTCAGCATTGCTGTCTAAAAATAAAAACCCTAGGTATGCCTATATAGCACCCACCTTCAAACAAGCAAAGTCTATAGCTTGGGATTATATGAAACAATTTACAGCAAAGATACCTTATACAAAATTTAACGAAACAGAGCTTCGTGTAGACCTACCCAATGGCAGCAGAATAACTTTACTAGGTTCAGAAAACTCTGATGGCTTGAGAGGTATATACCTTGATGGTTGTGTAATTGATGAATACGCAAATGTAAACGAAAGATTATTTCCAGAAATAATTAGACCTGCACTATCAGATAGAAAAGGTTATTGCGTATTTATTGGTACACCACAAGGCATGAACAATAACTTCTATGAACTATATCAACACGCACAAGGAGCTGATGATTGGTTCAACTACAAGGCAAAAGCTAGTCAAACA